AATGTTGGTGATGGTACATTAATTGATTTAGCTTGTTGGAAGAATAATAAATCAGTTGCGTAATCTCTAATGTTAAATGAATCAGGATAATTTATTTCACCATCAAACTTTGTATTTTGGTATTCTGCGTATATCCTAAACATTTGTTCTTCTGCTAATTGTAAGTTATCTGCTTTTTCAGATAGTCTAGCATTTAACAATTCAAATTCTGTTTGTAATGCAATACCAGATGACACTTGTTGTTTTGTTGTTCTAACTGCTCCTGTGTGTGCTATTCTATTTATTGCCTCAACCTTTTTAGATATTGAGTCCATAATTGATGTTAAGTTTTGCCCTGATGGTTGTAACAAATATGGTTTTAAATTTGGTTCCATTTCGTCAGGCATTTCTATAACTGCTCCAGCACCAGCACTTGCATTTACTCCTGCAGTCTTAACTAGTGATGGGTGATTAGTTAGTCTAATTAATTGTTCTATTTCTGAATACTCGTTGTAAATTGCTTTCTGTAGCTCCGCTATGTCCACAAGGTCAGACTGACCAATTCCCCTCTTATGCGATTTGGAATTGTATAAAATAACTGCTGGTATTTTGCCAATCTGATTCTCGGCAGTAGCTATTAATGTTGGTTCTGTTCTTTCATCTTCTACATATATGGTATCAACTCTATCAGGATACCAGATACGCATATAAGAACCACCTTTCCTATCTACTTCTTCTCTAATCTTTAAGTAGTTTAAAATGTATTTACCATTTGGTTGTCTTTCAAAATTCCAATCAAATACATTCTCAGGAGTAACAATAGATACATAGGGTCTAATTTCTTGATTTAATTCTTCTGCCCTAGTTGCAGTTTGTATATTAGGTTTATCTAAAATCATAAAACAATGACCATAAATAGATGCATAGTTTTGTGCTGTTTTCATTACTGTGTTAAAGTTATTACCCTCTAAATCTGCATCTTTTAAAAATGTTTGCAGACTAGGTTCTTCTGACATACTACCGAAGTCTCTACTTGCTCTTTCTCTAAATAAAAAAGATGAATAAATTTGTATAATGTTTTTACAATGATTATCACATGGTGTGTTAGCTAGTCTTTGATTAAACTCATTATCTAATTCTAAATTATATCTATTTAAATATTGACCTAGTGTATAATCATAACCACCATTAAAACTTCTTATAAACATTTCCCAGTTCTTTTGATTTTCTGAATAATCTTTATGTAGTTCTAATGCTGAGTCTCTGTTATATGCCATATCGTCTTTGTTGTACTGTCCATCTTTGAGGTTTGAAATCCATAGTTCTTGATACAAGAGGTTTAACTATCTCTGTGAGGTATCCTATTGAATCATTCATATGATCAAACCCATCTTCTTTATCAGGAATATTTGTGTTTTCCTTATATATTTGTCTTTGTAACCCTTTTACTATGATTTTGCAACTAGGATCAACAAAAATATATCTTTTACCAGTAGCTGATTTTAGTCTAGAGTTCACTGCATTTATTCTATCTCTAACAGGACTATGTCTTAATTTACATTTTACATTAAATCCAGCATTTTGTAATATAGACAAATCTGTTTTGCCACCAGCACTAGTCTTTCTCTGCCTACAAGCTGGGTCAGGGTAAATAAAAATCTTGATTTTACTTCCGTATCTATCTCTTATTTCATTTACCATTTCATCTGTGTTTGAAGAATAAATAACTATCTCATCTACAAAATGTATAACTTCCTTATCAATTTGTGCTACACTTGCTGACATCGGATCCACGTTAAAGTCTAAACCAATGTGTAATGGCTTTGTCCAATCTATCTTTTTTTCTTTTACATTATCAACAGCATGGAAATTGTAATAGACAGCACCAGCATAATTCTCAAAACTACCCTCAAACTCTTGTCTAAATGTTCTAATATCTACGTCTTGCTTTGCTTGTTCTAATTCTTCTTTTGATACCATACCACCTTGTAATGTAGTGTATTGAAAGCTATCCCATTCCTTATCTGTTCGTCCTTTTTCAAACATACGATAACTCCAATTACCATAGCCTTTAGGTGAACCACACATTAGAACATGACCCTCTGTATCTGCTATTGAGGCACGCAATACTTCTGTCCAAGCCTTTTCATCAATGTCTGCAAACTCGTCAAGTATTAAAAAATTTATACCTACTCCTCGTAATGAATCATAGTTCTCACAACCTTTTAATGAAATAATACTACCTGTTTTTCTAATCTTTATTTGTAGGTTTGTTTCATTAATCGAATCAACCCAGTTAAATGTAGAAAGCATATCTTTTAACTTTGTCCATGCAATTTCTCTAGCCATTTTAAATGTAGGTGCTACATACCAAATGTTTTGTTTTACCCTTGTAGCATACTTCATCATTTCAGTAATACAAAGATAGGTTTTACCAAATCTTCTGCCTGATACTAAAACTCTAAATCTTTTACTTGATGTGCTAACTTTATGTTGTGGTTTTGTTAGTTTTATTTGCATAGCATTGAAAGTTTATAACTATCTTATCTTTCTCTACCTCTATTCTACCAACGTCCTGTAATATTTCTTGACTGATCTCATAACCTTTAATAGCACAATCATAGTGATTATCAAAATTATTGATCATCATTGGATTACTACATGCTAACATTACAGAAGAACAAATTTTGAGTACTAAACTGTAACTCATTTTTTGTTTCTTTTATAATATAACCTTACAACTCTAATTTTCCATAGGTACGTTGATATTTTTGATGCTAAACTCTCGCACTTTCTTAATATAAAATCTAACATTTCTTTTCCTCATATTATGGGTACTTGTATAAGTCATCTATAAACTTGTTCTTTTCCCTAATTGTCTTTTTTAACTTACTAATCTCTTTAAAAAATAATTCCTTAGCTTTCTTCTCTTTATCTATCTCTAGTTCCTTTATGTCAATGACTGATTTTAACGTATCTACTTCTTTCTTTAGAATTTCTATCTGTGCCTCTAGGTCTGAGCTTCCTTTGTCTTTTAAATCAATCTTTTTTTCTGCTAATGGTTTTAAAACTTCTTTCTCTTGTGTAGAGTATTGTTTTATCATTTTGTCATAGATACAATCTTTAGTATCTTTTTTGCACCCATATAGATTTCTGTTTCTGCCTCAATCTTCTTACAACTAAATCTTACGTTTTTTGGATTAACTTCTCTTTCAGCTATACGTTTAGATTTTAGACAGTCACTCATACGTTCTTTGTATGTGTGTTCTACTATGTCACCTTTTAAAAACATTAACAAAGCTACAACTGTTTCAATCATTAGTGATTACCATTCTCTCTAACCTTATCTTTTAAAATCTCTACGTCACTACGTAGTCTATCTATATCTTTCATAATCCTTGATATGTTTACACCATTGTGCATCATTTCATCAACCCTTTTTGTAACCTTTTCTAAATCTGTAACTGCTGACTCAAGAATTAGATACTGCTCACCATCAATAGTTTTTTGATCACTAGCTTTTAACAAGTCACTATTCATTAACTCTCGACTTGTTTCAAGTGATGTTAATCTTGCAGTAATTTCAGTGTATGCAAATACACCGAGAGCAACACCTATGATTATTCCAATCATATTTTTAATTGGCATTGCTACTGCAGTGTTCTCGTTTATCTTCATACCATGTATTTATCTGTAATATACTTTAGAATCTTTCTAATGTATTTTTTTATATTTTGAATCCACTTCTCCATGCTCTTATACTCCAATATGCTGGACTCAAAGACTTCTGCCCACGTACCTTTCTCAATACTCCACCCATACGAGCCATGAAACTTTTCTTTCTCGCTGGTATGTTTTTCTTGATTCGCATTGTCTTTGAACCAAAGTTAACTTTTTTAATGTTACCAGTACTTTTGTTTCTCACAAAGACCTTAAACTTTTTGACATCACCTCTCATAGGCTTGTTTAGTTTTACTGATCTTCCTCTATACTTTGCCATTGATTTTCTTTACCATTTATTGTGGCTCATTACCACCACAAATATACCCTATAACTTGCTTGTCTTTATAGCTATGATAGACGTGGTTACTAAATAATTTTCTTTTCTTTCTTTCATTAGCTTGTACATTACTATGAAACCAGCTAGAGCAAGACTCTTGTATTTCAAATGTGTCTAATTTTACATCGCCAAATGTAGTCAGATATAGCAAGGTGATCATTATAGGTTTCATCTTTTAAAATGTCTTACTCGCCATTTATTGCAAACATAGGTATCTTTAACACCTTTAGTTCTATAAACACCACAGAACATATTCCTTTGAGAAAACATACCACAATTACCACAGCTACCTCTACCTTGTGATGGTCTAAAATCCTGAGGCATCTGATAGGGTATAAACTCACCATTTGGATAAAAGTTAGATCGTTTCATCTGCCTTGTCCACGATATTTTTTAAAACTCTTTTTTTTGTTTTTATTCATTGTGCTAGTGCTAGGTCGTCTGCCTATACTAGTGCCTTTAAAAGTTCTCTCATAGACAACAGTCTGTCCAAAAACGTTACCCTTTCGCTTTGCCATCTTCTGATACTATTTCTAATGGCAGAGGTTCATTTCTGTTTGTCTGTTCTATTTTCTCTGTCTGTCCTAAATGTTGTTTGCCTAACCATATTTGCATTACTACATTTCCTGATAATGCTTTCTCAAACTGCGCTCTTCTCAAACTAATTCTGCCCAGTTCTCTCCCCTTTTTTATATGGTGGACATAATGACGTTGTAAAGTCTTTGTAGAGACCCCTACAAATTGAGCAATTTCATCAAAAGTAGCATGCATTTGTGCGAGTTTTTTAACAGTTTCAACATCTACTGTTTTCATAGGTCTTGCCATAGTTTTGTCCTTTTTTACTTTGTTATCCATTCGTAGAGTATTTTACCTAATTTCTCGCTTTCTTGCAAATTTACAGGAAAATAAACATCTACAATATCCTTAAAATGGTTCTCAATATTCTTTACCTTTGTCTGCCTACCTTTGATAAAAGTAGCACTTTGATTGTCTTTTCTATCTATATGTCTCTTTGCAATAGTGTCAGGTGCACCCTTTAATATAACTATTTTTAAATCGTAGTATCTTTGTAAATACAATAAGTTGTTTTTCGTGAAAAGTCTATCACCCTCAAAAACTATATTTCTCTTGTTGTTGCATTCATCTACAAATTTTAAGAAATCAGGGTTAACTCCCATAGACAACCTATCAGTACCACAAAACGTATTATCAGTATGATATAGACCTAAAAGGCTAGTGCTAGTTTTTTCATCAAGATGTCCTTTTAATAGACCAAATTGAAAATTAGTCCTAAAATTAGGATACATGTATTTAACTAATGTAGTTTTACCTGTTGCTGGTTCACCACCTATGGCTAAGCATTTCATAATTGTCTGTTAAAATTACCTGTATTTAAAAATTGTGAATACATTTGGGGTTTTATCACTATGTTGCTACTCAATGTAGTATGTAATAGTTCGTTTCTTCCTTGCCAAAATACATACCAATCTATACCACTCCAGCCATCTTTTTCAACCATAGAAATTTCCATAGCTTGTCGGTCAAGATAATAACCTAAATATCTACCTTGCTTTTCTCTAAATATTTTTTTAAATGAACATAAGGCAGTTTCTAGCTTGTAAGGATTATTTTTAAGTTTATACTTTGTACTGATTATGTTCGATATTTGTTTAGCTTTTGTTTCTAAATATTCTATCTGTGATTGATTTAGCTTGGCATTTATCCACTGGTCTTTGCCTAAAGCATAACATAGTCCATTTCTATGCGACTTACTTCCACCATAGTCATCTAATTTTAAATTGTCAGGTACAAAATTAACACCACAACACTCATACAATGTTTGCATATAAAACCATGTAGAATATCTTCCAAATTTATATAAGTTATTTTTAATATTGTGCCATAGGGAATCAAAACTATTAAATTGTCTAAACTTTGATCTTTGACTTTTAGTACCTATCCATTCTTTATAGCTTTCAAACTGTTGTGGTAGATAACCTTTATTGTATTTGGTGTCTGTTTGATAACGTAGTCTATGATAGTTTTTATCATTCCACATTTTTAATCTCTTAAGATCAACTAATTCAAAGTCTGGAAATTCGTTCCATATTATCCAAGCAGTAGGCAAATGATAGGTAGTGCCATATATCCAAGAAATCCATAGCTTTTGTTCTATGTTGTGTTCAAATCTATCAAATAAATAATTCAACATCCATATGGGTGGATCGCAGTCTTTATATTTTAATGACCAAGCATACCATCTTAAAAATGCCTTAAATCTATTTTCTTTTAGTCTATAATCCATATAAGTATCTTCTAAACCAATAGGCTCTTACTTTCTCAATAGTGTCAAATACGATTGCTAGTTTTTTTTGTGATAAGTGTAATGTTTCTATATCTTCTAATAACAACTTTTGTCTTGTATTATAATCAGGTATGACCAATTCAGGTTTATTCAGGGCTTGTTTTCTTAATTCAACTTGCTCCTCTCTTGTTCGCATTAATGGTTGATCTGATCTAAGACTACCTTGTTTATCTACTGACCAAAATATTAACCCATTTCGGACATGCCAAGTAACACTGCTAGGAGTACAAGATAACTTGATACGTTTCATACCTTTGTCATACCAATACGCTATAAATTCAGACCAAACTTTACTAGCATAGCCTTTCTTTTCTTCGCCAGCTATTGTTACAATTTCATATAGGTTTATATATTTGGTTCTTTCACTAGTCGTAGCAAATATTACTGCCACAATTTTGTCATTTTCTTTCAATGCAAATGCTGGGTGTTTTTCATAATTCTTAAACCTGAACCACAAGTTATGTGATTGTTTTAAAAACTTAGTATTCCTATGACTCATATTTACTTGAGTTAAAGGCAATATTTCTTCAGATTGTATATTGTTGCAAATCATCTACTTTTGTATTTTTTACCCAAGACTCGATTAAATTTTTACTAAGTTTAGTATAGTTTGTACTTAAACATCCTACTAATTGTGGTTCTTCGTATCCCATTCTACTAAATATGTCTTTTGTACTAGCTATTATCAGTAAGGGTGATGACCCATATTGGTATAATGGTCTGTATTCATTTCTAAACCAATATAGCATTGGTGTCTTTGCTCTGTTGTCTAAAACTATACTTGCTATACTACCACCTAAATCATAAGGGTGTTCGTCTCTAAGCATTTGTCTAAGAATTAATTCTGAATCGTTTTTACCTTTACATTTTAATCCATATTTCTTTTCCCATGTCTTTGGGTCTGCTTGTGAAATAACCCCATTATGGACAACTGCCATATTATCGTAAACTATTGGTTGATTATATTCTAGACTTGATGTGCTATATCTACAATGTCCTATCAATACCTTTGTTTTAATATTAGGTATTTCTAAATCTGTTGCTGGGTCTGGAACTATTTTATATTTTAGTTCTTTATCTTCTATCCAAGCAATACCTGTTGCATGTTGTCCTCTAATTTTTGATTGTAAAAGAAAGCCTTGTACTTCTTTCATATCTAAAAATTCTTTGTCTGATTTAAAACCGATTATCCCACACATTTATGCGTTCAAGCCCTTTCTGTCTATTAGCCTTTTAGCAATTTCTTGTTCTTCTATTGCTGTTTTACAATTAATCATATTTTTTCTGTAATAGCATACAACACTAATTCTTTCGTACTTACCTTTAGCTTTTATTTCTGTGTTGCCATGAAACTCATGTACGTCCATAAAACATACATCACCACTTCTTACATCAAAGCCTACACCATATTTTGGAAACACTGTATAGCCACCCTCATAATTACCAGCTTGTAATACACCAAGATTACCAAAACCCTCAGGCAAATCACCTTTATCAGTATGTATAGCAGTTCTAAAGTTTTTATTTATTGTTATTGTAGTAAATACTGTACCTTTTATATAAAAATCATTACTTGTTTTATCAATCATATCCTGTTGTGCTTTATATCTTTCAGGTGCTACTTCCTTAAATAAATCAGAGATATATTTTATATAAGGATAACCTTTCTTAAACTTATCAAATTTTTTTTCATTAAACATTGTTTGTCTGCAATATGGAAACCTAACTTGTCTATCAAAGAATCCAGCAATACCACTATCTACTTGTTGAAATGCACTATGAAAACGTGATATAGTTCCATCTTTTTTAATCTTAAATCCTCTTGTTTTACCAGTTGTTTTCTCAGGTACTAGTTCGCCATCTTTATCGTATTTTAAATTCATAGTGTTTGTATTTTTACGATCAGGTGGTACTCCACCAGCAGAACCTCTGTTACCACCTTTAGCAGTAGCAGTTCTTAAATTCTTGTATGCCTCTTCGCAGATAGATGTTGGTATAACATTCTTTCTAAAAAAGAATAAAGGTGTACCATCTTCTTTATAGCCATCACAATCATAGTCTATGATCTTATCGTAATGATGATCTTGTATAAAATAGCCCTCTAGCTTTTTTATTTCTTGATCTGAATACTTAGGTTTTAGAGTTATCGTATGCATTTTTAATTACTTCATATACTGTGTCTGTAAGATTATCAGTTTTTAATTGTTTTTGCAATTCTGTACACCATATCTTAAAATTCTTTTCTGTTTCAGTATTTAAAAATAGTTGCACCATCTTGACATGAGTAACTTGCATATTGTCAGGAAACTCTACATTTAAGTTTTCTTTAAGTTCTTTTTCATTTTGTATAAATCCTAACTCTTTGTCATTAGCCAAGTTTTCTAACTCTGTTGCATTAAAACCTGTCAAATCTAAATCAAATGTACTGTCTTGTAATACATTAAGTTCTTCTGCTAATAATTTGTTTTGCCATTTAGATTCTTCACCTGATCTATTGTCCATTATTCTATAAGCTACTGCCTGTTCTTTAGTTAAATCCCTTACGATAATGTTTGCCTTTTTTTTGCCAAGCTGTTTCATTGCTTTCCATCTTGTATGTCCAGCAAGGATCACATGATCCTTATCAACCACTATTGGTGAATTATAGCCAAACTCTTTTATTGACTTCATTACTTTTTGTACTGCCTCTGCTGATATTTCTCTTGGATTGTTTTTATATGGCTTTATTAAGTCTATATCTATTTCTTTCATATCTATCATAGTTCAACCTTTTTCATTGTTTTTACGCAACCTCTTGGAAATACATTTATATCACTAAAGGTTGTTTGATCTTCATCATAACTAGCAAACGATATAACTTGCTGATTATCTTTATAAAAGATGTATCCTTGTGTTACCATTTTTGCTGGTTCCATGTTATGTAAAGATTTTTTATCGTGATGACCACTGTCGCCTATTATATCATGCCACTTAATAATGTAAAAATAGTATTTTTTTTTATCAAGTATAACATGTTTGTATTTATGTTTTTTTCTAACTTTAGTGTTTTTTCTCATAATCGGCATCTACAATAGCTTGATATAGTTCTACTCTTGCTCTTAGTCTAGCATTTTCAATTGATAAAGCTATTATCCTACGTCTCGCAAATCTAAATATACGCAATATAGCTTTAAGCATCTAATATCATATGTTCTTTGTCATACCGATCTATCTTATATTGTTTATTATCTTTTTTGAAGTAGTTAAAATTGTCCTCTGAATGGGTAAAATCAAAGCCAAGCCTAGTCATTTTCTCTATAATTGTAGCGGAATCGCTTTTTCTTTCATCTTTCTCGTCTATTTCCCATCTTCGTTGATGTAGCCAAGTACTGAAATGTGGCACAAATTTGGCATCTATATCTTTCATTTGACTATTGTAGGCTTGTGCTAAAGATTCAATAGATATATCGCCCTCAATTTTTATAAATTCTTTGTGGGCATTAAATTTTGCTCCTCTACGAATATCTAGTTTATCCCATAGTTCTTCAAAGGATTCACCATATATATATTTATTAGGTTTAGGATTAGGATTAGGTATAGGAGCCATCGTTT